AAAGAACCAAAGCCCGCGCCAGGCAAAAGTAGAGATGAAGAGCAAACCATAGAAGAACAAGTTAAAGATCAAAAAGAAAAAGAAGAAAAACCTCCCTTATACACACCAGTCAACATAGACCGGTCATATGCTATGTTGCAGGACAAATTTGGTGCTCTGTTGAGATTAAGTGGTGGAAATGTTATGCTTAAAGCCACGAGTAGTATGTCAACAGCAGCGGCTCAAGACATGCACGTAGAGTCTCAAGGACATTATCAAGTAACCGTGGGAAGAGACAGCAACGAGTATAGAATGGGCAACTCTAGATTTTTATTTGGAAGACAAGACTCACAACATTATGGAATGATGATGGCAATTCATAATGCAACTTTAGAAAAACACACAAAGAGGCTAGAGAAACTTCAAGCAAATAAAATTGAGATAGATTGTCCGGTTTGTAATACTCCATTATTGGTTGACATGTTTAGTGTGATGGGTGCTCCTGTTGGATACCGAAGTGCTTTGTGGGACCACTGTGCAACAGACCATGTTAAGGCTCGCATATTACAAAAATATAACACATTTACATTCACACACGTAGCAAGAACTTCTATTCAAGCAAGACTCAAGAAATTGGGTTGCGGATCTCCTTCTTGTACAAAGGGTAAAGTATTTTGCTACGAACCAGGAAATATAGAGGCGTCTGAATATGGTCGTGATGCCGGAGAAGAAATGATAGACCCGGTCTATGAAAGTGAATTAGAAATGGGTCAAGGCACTGATACTATGTATGCTTATTCTGGGGATGTTACTACGAGAATAGGCTTGGTGATGAACAATATGCCTAGTTATGTTCAAACAGATTATCATTTGATTCCGTTTAAATTTGAACTACCGGTACCATCAACACAATTAGATGCAACTCATGCGGGATTAATATATTCAACAAAAGGAAACTGTGCTCGAATGACTTATGCAGAACCCCCTATATCTGCACAGGGAAACTGGACTATAGAAGTTGGGCAAAAAATGACCACTGTGGTTGGTTTGTCTTATGATTTAATCGTCAACGCCAAAGCATATATTAAAGCTGCTGGAGTTGAAATTGCCGCAACACAAGGAGAGGCTATTTTTAGCTCTAACAATTTGACCTGTGTTAGGGGTGAAAATGTTATGATAGATGCTGCCGGTGGCATACACATACACTCAGATTCAACTTTTGTTGCCGGGGCCTTTAATGTTTCTGGTGACTCAGCATTTAAAGGCCACTTAACATTAGACGGTGCTATATCTTGTCCTTATTTAATTATGCCGTCTATGTCTCAAACATCTAGTTTTTCCGGTACTTCAAAATTTATAGATCATCAAGCATACTGGAATACGCCCCCATCTAAGGAAAACCCAAATCATTGTGATTTGGCTTTACAAAAGGAACTAGACTCAGATGGAGAAACTGCTGATTATCGTGTGGTTGAAAGAGATAAAACTACCGGCTCGGCTGCGTTTGTTACTGCTGTATATCAATTGATGTATGATATGAATTGCAAGTATAAATTCAAATTTGATTGGTGGCAGTATAAATACGGCATGCAAATTTTTGGGAAAGATCTAGCATATATTATAGATTTAGTTATGTCACCATATGAACCGCACCCGACTGGGGTATGCACAGCATCTTCTATGATGACTAAGAGTTTTTGTCCAGCCATGCACGCTTTAGCCAACAATCCAGATGTTCAAAAAGCAGCACCCGGAATAAAACAATTTTCAGACGGCATGACACCGGGATATGTGGTTCCCGGTGGAACTGGTGTAGTTACTAATTTTAAACACCACCATGCCCGTTGGGGAGAAGCACATGATCATGAGTCTGCTATGCCAGTTGGTAGTTATACACAAAGCACGTATGATTGGGGTTTTGAAAGAACTGCAGGATCTGCATCAGCAACGCCACACCCGATAAAAGGTGATGGATTAATGTATGGTCGCGGCGCTAAAGGATGGGCTAAATCTTCGGGTTCTGACTCCTTTAGAGTTGATGAGGAAATTGATTTCTTGGTTATTGAAAAACACTTGCCTCCGGGTTTCAAGGTCGGGCAAAATGCTTGGGGATTGGGTGCCGCTGGAACCGGTAATGCTGAGTCTTAAAATTAAGTTGTAATGGATGATGAACAACAATATTCAAAAATAACAGACGGATTAAATTTTATTAGAAAAGAACCCTCTGTAAGATTTTTTCCGATGTGGGATTTAGATGATATTAATGCTGTGGCGGGTCTTGTTGAGTTTGGAGTAGAATTATCCAGCTTAGGTTCTAATCTTGTCGGTGTAGAAATAGGTACTGGTTTTGGAGAATCTTCTACAATTTTTACAAGCTTTCCTTATGTACATTTTTTACACACATGTGATGTAGTTAACAGAAATCCAGAAAGAATAAAGGCTTTAATAAAAACTAATAAATTACATTTTCATCTTGGTGATTCTATTAGACTTTCGGAGGAGTTTGACAACAATAGTCTAGATTTTGTTTATATAGACGGAAATCATTCTTATGAAGATAGTTTAAAAGATTATTATTACTGGTTCAATAAAATAAAACCCGGAGGTATAATAGGCGGACATGATTACGTGGATGTTTGGCCTGGTGTGGTTCAAGCGGTGGATGAGCTGTGTTTTAAATATAAATTGCAAATTAAAAAATATAGAGACCACAGCTGGTCTGCAAAAAAAAATGACTTTAATACTTAAAGTCATTTTTTAAATATTATATTTAAGATTATCCAACAGTTGGCGGAGAACTACCCAAAATTCCTATTCCTTCTTCCATTAAATTTAATCCCATATAATCATCCATTACTTGTCCTGCTTCTTTAAATCTATATAAAAGAGAACGTGGATTTGGAGAAGTCGCATCAACATTTCCGTATGGATCTAGATCTTTGGTATTATTAAAATCTAATTCTGGTTGTATTGAAACCTTGCCTAAAACTGAAGAATATCTATATATAGGTGCTCTGGCTGAAAAATTTGCATCAATACTAGTTAAATATTCTTCATTTACTGCAGCTACACCCACACTATCTACATTTAACGGTAATCCTAAATCTTTACACACTGCTTCTTTTTGATCCCAATGATATTTGAGCATAAACACTTTATTGGGCCATTGTGTCTTTATTTTATCTAACATACTTTGATAAGGATCTAATCCTTCTATAGTTCCTTCGCTGTAAACTATAGAGGTGAGAGGAAGAATTATATTTGCCAATTGAAATTGTGCTACAACTGGTACCGATGCATCTATAATGTCCTTTTCATTGTCTCTAATTTTGGAAAATTTAATATAAAATTTTAACAAATTTGGTTGGGCGTATGCCTCTAATTTCCATCCTTTAGCCCTGTAATAGTTGCACCTTATTACAAAGGCTTTGCGATCTTCCTCTAGACCATTTAATAATTTGTCTACGATTAGTCCTATTACAGCTGATGGTTTGATAGGAGTATATTTATAGTTTGGAGGACAAGTGCTGGATGCTTTTGCAATTCTATTGCAGTCTGCGTCACACACATAACCTTCTATAATTTGACAACCATTTTGTGCCAAAATTTCTTGGTTAGTGTCTACTTGTTGATAGAAATTTTCTCTTAAATCGTTTTCTATTTCCGCATAGGTATATCTAGACAACCCCGATGTTCCCATGCGGTTTAAATCACCGGCATCTGGTATATTATTTACATCTTCATTGAGAGAGTCAAAATAACTAAATTTTTGGCTTGAGGTTCCTTTGCCGAACCAAGCCTTTCCGGCTTCGTTTTGTGTAGTATATACCTGAGGGTTATTGGGATCTAGTCCGCCAAAATTTACCTTCATAATTCTTCATCATCCTCCAAATCTTCTTCATCCTCTTCTAACATGTCATTTGTAGGTTCACTTAAAAAATCTGCCGTTTGTTGACGCATGAATATTTTTTTAAGAAATTCTATTATTGCATCTGTGTCTTTTGGTGATTTTAAAGAATAAACCATTACTCTTTGTCCGTGTAGATCATATCCAAACAACATATAAGATTCCAAATATTCTCCCACATGTTGAGATAAATGATTAAAGTCTCTTTTAATTATATTGGTATCTAAATCTTTGCTCTTAGACCATTTATTTAAGGCTCTTTGTAATTCAGCTTGGTTTATTTTTTCTAAAAGATTATTTATTTCCTTATTGTTTTTTGATTTAGATTTTTGACCATTTTTTTCTTCTTTGGAAGAAGGAGATTCTAAAGAGCCCTTTGGTGGCAAGGGCTCTTTTTTATCTGGGCTTACATCGTCTTGTTTTTTATTTTTTTTTGAATTACCCATGTTATATTTATCCTACTCACTATAAAGTGCAGATTTATTATGGATACCAAATTTTACAAGATATTCTACAATTACTTCAATTGAAGAGGTTTTTAATTTAAAATTGAGAGGAATGAATTGGCCCCCATCATACATTTCAAAATATTCTTCACCAAGTTCATTGTGATTATTATAGCACGTAATCAAAATAGAAGACACGCGCGGGTCTACGATAACTGTCCAAGAACGAGGATCTGCTTGTGCGTAATCATTAAACAATTTATCTGCAATGTATCCACTGTCTCGTAAGCGTTTAATGAAATAACTGCAGGTTGTGATTTTGTTGTTGTTTTTGCTCATATTGTGTTGTTTGTTGTTTTTTTATTTTACTAATGCGGAGATAATATATTTTAAGGTTGTTTGTTTGTCTTCTGAACTGGTGAAGGTCAAAACCTTGTATTGATTGTTAATTTTTACTTTAACATCATATCTGCTTTGTGATATGTTTTTAAACACTTCCATGTTTAAAATAATGTCATCTGGTATTGGTTCTCCTTCCAACGTATCAGAAATGCAAATATCTACGTTGTCTAAGTTGCATTGTGTTTTGTCATCGATGGTTGCAAATACTTTGTTGTTTTCAGATCTAATATACAATTTAGAATTAGGATTTGCTGTGAAGGCATAACCGGATAATATTTTCTTAATAGTGTTTTGTTTTAAATCAAAGGAGGTATTAAACTTTAATCCGGTTATTTTATTAATATTGACTGGTGCTTCTGTCACCACTTTATCATCAACTAAATGATATTTAAAGTGATTTTTGGATCCGTCTATTTCTTTAATACCACACAAAAAATGATTGGTTTTTAATTCTAAAAAAAACTCTCCATCTTCACTCAAACAATCTAATCCAGTAAGCAATTTAGAAATTGAAATAATATTTAACTTGGTTGGTGTTAAATTTAAATCTGATTCCAAATTTAAATTTGCATACAAAATGACTGTCTGGTCTTGGCTAGAACATAACGAGAAAATCTTATTATGTTCCAACCTTAAAACACAACTATCTGTCAATCTAGAAATGGGTTTTAATATCTTTTCAAAAGAGTTTTTAGATATTGGTAAAAACACAATTATTTTGTATTGTTGAGGTTACTAAATATTTTACCTGCCATGCCAGAAATTTTGCTAAGATTGTTGTCAATCTTAAATAAAACTTCTTTAATGCTGGTTAAAAGTTCTACTACCTTGGGATCAGATTCTGAAATAGTGGAACTTAATTGTTGTTTAGACGATGTAATTTTTCTTTCAGTCTGAAGAGGAGCAACTACAGTTTGAGGATGGGAGACAGAAGTAGGAATTTGATTATTAATTGTTAATCCGTTTTTTGATTTTTCTCTTCTGATGACCTCCGTCGCATCAAATTCTGCACCAGAACCTGTAGAAGGCTTTTCGGTATATTTGGTGTCTATGTTTTTAAGTTCTGCACCAAACAAGCCCATCATTTGGGCTAAGGCCCTTAAATTATCTTGTTCTTCTTGGTCCATGATTACTTTAAGTTTCTACCCGCATTGATCACACTAACTGCAATTGAGCTGTGAATTGATTCGTAGTGATTAACAATAACTAGATAGTCTTTAATTCTACCATCTAAATCTTTATCTAGTTCTACTGCTACTTTGCGTACCATGTCTTCAACGAAAACTGGATTTTCATACATCAATTCTGTTTGATATGCTTCATCTACCCTCTTTAGAGCATTCACGATGGGTGCTGAAGAACTTTTTTCTACTGCTTGAATCAATTCCTCGAGCCAATAAACTTCACCGCTAGTACCTACATTAGCCAGTTCTACTGTTACATCAGCATAAGATTGCTGGTTGTGAGCACCATAATCTGAAATTTCTTTTGAGCAAGGACACAAAGAGGCATAAAGAACATTTCCGTGTAGATAAAATCTTTTCTCACCATTTACCAAGCGGCCTTCAAAAGAGCCCTGGTAATCCATGTGAGATACTACTTTAGACACTGGCGCTTCTTTTTTGAGAAAGTAATCAAACTTAATTTTGATGTAAGCATTTTGGCTCTTTAACCTATTCTTACATTCATCCAAAAGAATATCCATCACCTCATCAATTCTGTGTGTTTTATTGGCTAAAACTTCTTCCACTAAAATGCGATATCGACTCATATTTGTGCCTTTAACTTCAGGAGTCAAATCTGTGTACATACTAATAATTGCCTTAGTTGGATTAATTGTTCCGTCTTTACGAACAATTTCCATAGGAACTACAATATTTCGTGATCCTACTTTTGGAATATATTTTTTAGGAAATCCGTCAAGGGTGTTTTGAATATCTGGAATATCTGCGTTGGTTTTAATACGTGGCATAATTTATAATTGGTTTATTTGTTGAGTATAGTTGTTTATTATATTGTATTTTAAATATCTGTCAAATCTTTTAGAATATCATTAATTCTATCTTCAGTGGAAGATTCTTCTTCATCATCCTGTGCGGCCGGTTTAGAAGGCTTGGGTTTTGAAATAACGTTAGAAAATTCTTCTTCATCTTCGGTAAATGATTGGGGCTTTGAATTTTCTGTTTGTCCGAGGAAATGAACATTGAGCAATTTTTGAATTTCGTCATAGCTCTTGTGTTCAAAAATATTGTCTAGTTGTTTGATTGAAGAATAAATGGTGTCTGTTGATTCTTCTAAATCCAAAGAAGATTTAGGCATGAAGCGAGATTTTACATATGTCGGAAATCCTCCGTCATTTTTTTCAACTTTAATTCTCAAGTTACAACCCTCATCAGACATATCAAAAATGCGTTCACCAAAATCCTTAGCATCGTCACCTTGAATAGCATCATTAATAATATTAAACAACTGTTTACCCATACGAAGAATTTTAACCTTGCCTTCATTTTCTGGATTGGTAGGATCATTGACTACAAAAACATTAACCAGCCAATTTTCATTGCGCTTGATGGGTTTAATTTTTTTAATTTCTGGATGTTCCTGTTGACCATCATATTGTTTATAAATCTTAGAACGATATTCATCAATTGGGCACCTTTCCTTATAAGAGGTTGGGCAAAACACACTAATCAATTCTTGTGTAAGAGTGCTGTTCCAAATGTGGTTG